CGCACAGGGGTTGGGATACGGAAGTTGACTTACCCGAATGAGTACAGGAGAACCACATGGAGATAGACGAACTACTATTCGGTCCGGCAAAGCCCGACACCTCAGGTTGGTCGATACCAGCGTTAGCGATAGACCTGCTACCTCATCAGGAGGAAGCAGTGAAGTTTGCGATAGCGAAACAGCAGACCTACCTAGCCCTAGACATGGGATTAGGGAAGACGGCATGTGCTATTGCGGTCATCGCTTCGGCACACCAAGCATCAGCCACCCCAGCAATTATAATCGTGCCCCCCTCACTGAGGAGGACATGGCTTGAGGAGTTCAAGAAGTTTGCGCCACATCTAAAGGTTAGAGAGTTACGTGGACAAGCAAGTAAGCCCCTTGAGCCTGCTGATGTTTACATCATTGGTGACTCCATCATCTCTTGCTGGGTTGATGACCTAGCCGAAGATCCCAACACATTGCTCGGTAAGTTTCGGGTAATCGTTGTTGATGAGGCTCATCGCAGTAAGAACATGTCGGCCTCACGCACTAGGGCAATCATTAAGTTGGCTAACACTTGTGACACCATACGAATACTCATGTCAGGTACGCCTACACCTAATGGGCGTAACCAAGAGATGGGGCCACAGATTGAATCGTTAGGCAGTAGTGCTTGGGATGGCATAGGTGGTAAGGGTAAGTTTTGGAGTTACCACTGCCCTGTAGAGCGTGACCCCAATGGCAAACTTAATAAGTTTGGTAAGCGTGCCAACATTGATTCGCTTGGCCTTAACGAAGCAATGACATCATCATTCATGTTGCGCCGTAAGCGTGGTGACGTGCTAGACCTACCCACCAAGGGTCGGGGCGCTGTCCATATAGAAGGATTAGGTAAGGCGGTTAGCGATTACAAGTTAGCTGAAGATGACCTAATCGCTTACTTAGCAGGTGAGGGTAAAGAGTGGCGAGCCGCCGTTCGTAACGAAGCATTAGTCAAGCTAACTACCATGCGTAAGTTAGCGGGAGAGTGCAAGGTTAAGGGCGTAATAGAAAGGGCTAAGGAGTTCCTTAGGGAGACTAAGGATTACGACGTAGTTCCTGGATTGCTAATCATTGCTGAGCACCACAGTGTCATGGGGCCGTTAGTCGCAGGGCTTGAGAAGTACGGGGTAGTTGCGTACAACGGAACAATGAACGACGATGAAAAGGCCGAAGCGGTTAAGGACTTTAACTCAGGCAAGGCACGAGTATTCGTTGGTCAAATTAAATCAGCAGGTGTTGGGTTGACATTGCATGGTGATGGTCGTAACCATCACGTAATCATCTGTCAGTTACCTTGGTCACCCGCTGATATACAACAAGCCGAGGACAGGGTTCATCGGATTGGACAGACGTCAGATGTCAACGTTGAGATATGCCTAGCAAGCATTGACAATGTGTGGACAATTGACGAACGCCTATGGGCGTTGTTAGAAACAAAAGCGTTCTCTGCTGGAGAAATCATTGACGGCAAAGGCGAGTTCCTTCTTGAAGAGATTCAAGACAACCTAATTGATAGTTACAGATAAGGAGAGATATGCCAATCATCAAATCATCAGAACGTGGTGAACACATCACTACGGTTATCTTCAATAGCGAGGAAGTGGCAGCACTTGTTCTTTTATTGGAGGCTGGTCAGTACAACATTGAGGATGACAACGTAGCTAAAGCGTTGGATGTTCTTGATGAGCTCGTTTACGGATTAGGTGTTCGCTTAGACGTATAACGTGACATAAGTCATATATTAAAACCAACAACATACTTATCTAATAGATAAGGTACGCAAGAACCACCAACGAAAGGAACCGTAATGGTTGCAGCAAAGGCCCTACGACAGGGCATGGAAGTCATTATCAACTCTGGTCCATACAAGGGGCTCTCAGCGAAAGTTACTAACGCTGTTGTGTACCCTGATGGTCACCCTAACCAACGTAAGATGCACGTTGAGATCTCTGGTGTAGGTGACACGCTCATCATCCCTAAGCAATTAGATCTCATTGGTATGGCGCCTATTGCTAAGCCAGTCGTTACTGTTTCGTCTGAGCGTCTAATCATTAACAAGACTGAGATTGAGTCACTTGACGATCCTTGCTTGGATCGCTGGCGTCCTACTCGTAAGGATGTACTCAAAGAGTATGTGTCTCGTGAACTGCCTGGCGGTATTAAAGATATCAATGCACTTATGTCGTATTGGTCTGACGCCAGGAACAATGGTTACGCACCTAACATCGGGCTAGTCGGTGACACACAGACAGGTAAGACAATGCTTGTTGAAGTGTTGGCTTACAAGGTTGCAGAAGCAATGGGGCTTAGTAAGCCATTGCCAATCTTCCTACTCGCTGGTAGTAGTGCTATCACTGACCACGATATGTTTGGGCAGTATCGTCCTGACGATTCAGGTGAACTTGTATGGATGGAAGGTGTGGTTGCACTGGCCGCGAGAGTCGGTGGCATCCTTTACTTAGATGAGGTTAACGCTATGCCTGGTAACGTTACGGCGGCATTACACCCACTACTAGATGATAGGCATCAGTTCATCAACATCCGTAAGCCTGTGGATGACGGTCACGGTGGCAAGATGGCAGAAGTAGTCAATGCCTCTACCAACCTGTGGATATTATCAACCTATAACCCAGGGTATGCGGGTATGAGCAAGACTAACGAAGCCTTTGCGGCCAGGTTCACTTGGTTACCTTGGGACTACGACGAAGAGGTAGAGAAGAAGTTGATCAAGTCACCTGCTATCAGGTTGCTTGGTCAAGCCTTACGTAATGCTCGTGACTCACGGGCAATCACTACACCTGTAGGCACTAGTGCGTTACAACGATTAGAACAGAGCGTTGCACTGTTCGGTGTTGATTATGCCTTATGGGGATTCTGTGGGCAGTTCACTGGCAAGTCCGAGCGCACAGTAGTTGACACACTCATTGAGGATAGAAGTATCCGAGTAATGCTTAACACTGAACTGGCTGAGAAGTCAGATAGGAAGGATAAGTAATGGAATATTACGACGATGATGACAACGCGGGTAGCAAGATCTTTTCACGTAAGGATCTTGTTAACTCACGTGCACGGTTGCGTAGTCAAATCAATCGTGATCAAGAGTCAGCAAACAAACGTGCTTCAATCATGGCACGGGCAATCATTGAAGCAGGTCGTAGGGATGAGAAAAAAGATCCAGACGAAGATAGATCGCAAGCACTTGCTTATGGTATTAGCAACCTGGCATCTAAGGTGTTAGCAAGCCTTAACATCAACATCCCTATGTTCCTTAAACAGTCACATGGTGGTAGTCGTCGTGCCGGTGCAAGGACAGACTTTAAATCAATTACCCTTACTGTCAACACTTCACACTTTGATATGAAGGATAGAGAAAGTGTTATTGACCTTATGTATATGGTCAAGGGTTTGGTGTACCACGAGGGTGGCCACAACATGTGGACATTGCCATTCCCTAAACTACAAGAGCAAGCAAAACCATCAGTAGGTACACCTGCCCATGACGTTTGGCCTAATGAAGTAGTGAGCAGTATGGGTGGTGTAACTACCTTTGGTGATTTAATAATTAAGTATGCACCTGAGTTGAGAGGCGTCGTAGACAATGATGTGCGTACCAACATATGGAAGCTTCATGAAGCATGGAACATACTTGAAGATCAACGCATGGAAACAGCCATGTGTGTTACATCACCTGTCATGGCCAAGTACTTTACAAACATTGTCTTAAACATTGTTATCAATGATAATCCTCAAACAGTGTGGCCTTACATAGCGGGCAGGACTTACCTGCCTAAGGCAATTAGACAACACCTCCGTGATCTAGCAGAGGAGCACTCACACGCAGCAATTATCCCTGAGATGAATGACATCATCATGCGGTACAGGGAATCTAATGATGTGCTTGAGATGTATGAGTGTGTCTTATTGTTTGCCGAGTTGTTGGAGATTTGGCACTTAAGTACTGGGCGCAACAACACAGTTGATGGTCATACGTTTGATGGTGACTATTACTTGCCTGATGTCAAAGGTACAACAAAGTTACCAACTGTTCCTAAGCCTGATAAGCACACCTTAGAAGAGCCCAAGAACAGTAAAACGATTGCCATCCCATCTGATGAA